CCAATTTTCAAATGCTCTTTCCATTCCCTCAACCATAGTATCTGCCATTCTTTGCGAATGAAATCCATTTTCTGATAAGAAAAATTCTCTACCTTTTAATCCCATTTCTTTTCTTTTTTCTTTAGGAATATCATACCAATATTTCATAGCATCCGCTAACTCATATACATCAACTTTATCGTCAATGATATAAGGAGTTGGAACTGAACCATTCATATTTTGAGCTCTAGGCCATAATGGTTTTACCCATTCACCATGTTCCACTTTACCTTCCCATTTTCTCCAATCGTGCAATGAACCGATTTCAACATAATCATCCGCAGTTAATAGCTTACCATCTTTTTTAAATCCACATTGGTCTTGTAATCCACCTGTTACTAAAACAATAGAAGGTAGCCCAGCCATTATTGCTTCACAAGTTGTCAAACCAAATCCTTCGTTTCCAGCGATATTAACTGAAATATCACAAAGGTTTACCAATTGGTTTATTTGTTCGGTGGATAGTCGGTTTGTTGAAAATTTAATTTCAGTATCAGGAGCTATTCTGCTAGCTACCGCAACCAAATCAGTACCGTTTTCATCAACGGGTTGAGTATGCATTAGCAATAATACTTTCTTTTTCTTTTCTTCTGGTAATGAATCAACAAACATTTTATATGCCCAAATAACATCAGATGGTTGTTTACGTCTGATATTACGATTTGACCAGTATATTACAAATTCATAATCGTTTCCGGCAAATAATTTTTGCTTTAATTCTTTATTCTCTTCTTCAAGTGGTTTATAAAGTTTAGATACACCATGTGGTACATAACTCACTTGCCAATCTTCCAATGGTTTCCAAGTTTTTCCATTTTCTAAAGCACCAGTTCTTTTAACGATTCCATAAGTTTGTTTAGAAATACAACCTAACCAATCACAACTTTCATAGTAATCTCTATTGTAATGAGGGTCTGGCAAATCATCCCAAATATGATAGAAGAAAATCGGAGTTGTTTGTCTTATTTCATGTTCGATATCGTATAGCCAAATCCAATATCTCGGGTCAGTAAAGTGTAAGATTGCATCTATCTTATGTCTATTTAAAAAATCCCTTATTAAATCTGCATTTCCATATCCGCTATTTGGATAAAGTATTACACTAGCATCTTCAACACCGCTAAATTTTCTAACATCTTCGGATACATCAATTATCTTCCCTACATCAGGATGTTGCACAGCTGCCGCAACTTGTATCCAATTGTATTTGTGAACTGAACCCAATACTATTTCTTTTGACATAGTAGCTATACCACTATGCATTCTTAAATCATCTGATAAAAGGAGAATTGTTTTTTTGTTGTTACTCATAAATTAAAACTGTGAACCTGAAATTTGTAATTCTGCGAATGAATCTATTTTATCTTTAAAATTTGGGTCTTCTACATAAAGAGTCAAAGAACGATTTACTAATTTTTGTAAACTCATCTTATCATCTAATGTAACTCTTTTGAATTGCGAATAAAGATTACTTAGAATCTTCACGCTTGTTAATTTAACATCCATATCTTTTTCAATTTGTATATATAAATATATATATTTATTTTTTTGAAAAAGATGATTATTTCCAAAAAATTTGTATCGCAACTATTACGATACAAAGAAAAATACTTACTAAAGTTTTTGGAGTAATAGGCTCTTTTAAATAAACCCAGGTCATAAATGAAAAAACTAATATAGATAAAGAAAATCCAATTATTCTATTAGGCCAAGTTAGGCCATTAAATAATTCAATCATTACTTTTGTACTCCAAATAACCGAATACCCAAATGGTATCCCCACTAAGACCATTAAAAATGGATTTTTATCAATCCATTTTGAAATTAAATGACCTTGCAATTGATAAAAAGAAACAACCTGTGATAGTATTAAAAAAAATATAGCTAATAGAACTTTCATTATTTCCAAATTGTGCAAACCTTTCTTTCCTTAAACTCACACCAATCACACTGCTTCCCTTTATTTGTAGGATATTCTATTTGCTTATATTTTCCTTCTTCATCAAATACGGTATCTACAAATTCCATAAACCCTTTCCACGCTTTGTTTATAGATGGCTTCCCACTCGCTGGAATATGTTTTGAAATACGAGGGATTGGGTATTCTGCATCTTCTTTTACTTTTCTTTTAAGAATATGAAATTCAACATTCACTTTATCTTCATCAATCTTATACTTTTCTGCATAAAATTTCTTATATAAAAGAATTTGTGCATTTTTAATAGGATCTGATTTTTGATATTTGCTCCAACCCGATGTAGATGTTTTGAAGTCAATGATTGTTATTTTCTTAGTAGAAACCTCTCTGATAATGATATCCACGAATCCAATAAAATGCACATTTTCTTTAATCTGCATATTCAATGGTAATTCGATTGCAACTAATTCATATCCTTTCTTAGAGAAAAATAATACTAACTTACTTTTAAAGTATTGTAATATTTTTCTGCCATCTCCAAAGAATTCTTCCAACTCTTCTTTAGTGCAAGGAAATTCATTTTCTCCCAATTTCTCTTTTTCCTTATTAAAGTTTTCAACTAATCTATCCTTTAATAACATATCCAAATCCATTGCCATTGCAGAGGATTTAGTAGCATTATACATTACATCTAAAAACTTTTGCAATGTTTCATGCATTGCTGTTCCGAAGATTAAATGAATATTTGCATTTGAAATTGATAAGCCATCGATATAAGATAACTTATATTGTTGAGGGCAAGAATTCCACATTGAATATTGAGAAAATGATACTCTTGCCATTATTTCTTTTTAGTTTTTGGTTTAGAACTTTTTTTAGGTTTTTCCTTTTCTATCTCACCATATTTAGATTTTAGGTAATCAAAATATTCATTACCCTCTTTTATATTAGTAAGGATATTGTAGTAATCGATTGCAGTAGATTTTGAACAACTATATTCTATTTGAATCAATTCTACTAATTTTTCATTTGCAACTTCCTCTCCCTTTCCTTTGATATAACGAAGATAGTATTTTCCTTTTGGAATAACACCTATCATAAGAAGATAATACAATTTAGGCTCCATCGTTTGTGTCAATGGTTGAAATTGTGCAATCGTTTCTACAAAATCAAAATTCATAGATAGGAATCTATGAATCATATAATTACTCCAAGTCTTCAAATCCTCCTCTGACAATTTATCAAAGTAACTCGGGTCTTGATCCTTTGTTATAGCATTAAGATGGTCAAAAAGTGTTTTAGCCATTATCTCGCAATATATTTGTTATAGAATTCTAATTTAAATTGGGAATATCCAATTCTACAATTTGCTTGCCAATCTTCAAGACCACCATCATCACTTACCCATTTATAAGAAACTACTGGTATCTTAAATTCTTTACAAACTCTTGTAATTGAATAAAGTTCCATCTCAAATATACTACATTTATTTAACAATTCCAACTTTTGAGGGGAGAAATTTTTAACCTTTTCCTTAGTTATAAAGGTTTCTGTGGTAAAGCAGCTAACTCCTTCATTTTCAATCTCTAAGTAATCACCATCTACATCAAATGGAGTGATTGAATAAGGAACTAAAGGTTCAGCATCCATATCCCCATTGTAAACATCCTTTACTTTTAGTAACATTCCTTTATCCATTGTGAAACTTCCACAACTTCCAAAATTACAAACTAAATCGGGTTTATGTTCTAATATAGCCAATGCGGTTTTATATCCTGCGTTTATCTTACCAACACCGGTATGTATAATTGGATAATCAAATAAATTATCATATCCATCCGATTCTTCTTTTAATGCACAGACAAATAAAACTTTCATATTATAATTCCAATGTTAATGATGGGTTGTTTTCAACAGGTGGCGGAGTTGGTACTTCCTCTTTATTTTGAGGTTTTGAAGATTTTCTAATTTCAGCCGGAATTAATTCATCTACTGGTTTCCCGCAATTACCGCACATTAATATATCCACTGGTATAACTGCATCCTTTGATGTTCCTGTAACTAATTTTGAAAATTTCTTAATTACAACTGCGTTTATAAAATATTCCCCTCCACAATGTGAACAA